ACAATTCTCTGCTCAGTTAGTAAGATTGTCAGGTGGATCTACTGAATCTGTTGTAATTTGGATTAGAAAAAATGGTGTTTTAGTAGCAAATAATATACCTTGGACATCAACAAGAGTTGACCTAAAGGCAAATCAAGGTTATTTAGTTGTAGCATGGAACTTTTTTGTTGAGATAAATGCCGGAGATTGGATTGAACTTTGTTGGTCTACGTCAGATGTTAGTATAGACATTGAAGCTACTGTCAGTGCAGGTATTTATCCAAGTATTCCAAGTCTTATTATTACTACAAACAAAGTAAGCTAGTGGATATCAGAAAAATATCAATAGGTCCTGATTATAAGAATAATGCAATGCATTATATTGTAGGGCAAAAAATCTTAGGTGACAGCAATGAGATACATCTTATAAAGAGAGACCTTAACACAATGTCCATAAAAATATATATCATAAATAAGAAAAGAGAGATAGTTCTTTGGAAAGAATTTAATAGAACAATACCAATTTCAATCGAATTTAATATAGACTTTTAATGAAATCTCCATATCAATTTATAGTAAAACCTATAAATGGGAGTAGATATAACAATGTAAAGACCATTGCAGGTGTTGAATTTATCATCAATACCTCTGAGGAGGAGCATAAATTCTCCAATCGTCATGCAGAAGTTATAGAAACTCCTATTGATTATAAAGGACCAATTAAGAATGGTGACACTTTGATAGTCCACCATAATGTTTTTAAGTTTTATAATGACATAAAAGGAAGGCGCAAAAGCGGAAAGAGCTTTTTTAAAGAAGACCTTTTTTTTATTGACGATGAACAGTTCTTTTTATATAAGAGTGAAGGCAAATGGAATGCACACGACAGATATTGTTTTGTCAAACCACTACCTGCAATAGAAAGCTATATAAAGAAGCCGTTCTCTTTAGAGCCGTTAATGGGTACAATGAAATACCCAAATGAATATTTAAGAAGTAAGGGTGTCAACGAAGGGGATACAGTCTGCTTCGCTCCAACTGGGGAGTACGAATTTGAAATTGATGGTGAAAAGCTATATAGGATGTTTGACCACTTTGTAACTATGAAGCTATGAATGTAAGGGAAACAAAACTTAGGATAATAGCTGCCGGACAAAAGGCGATAGACGAACTTATAAAGGTTGCTGAAGAAAAGATAATATGCCAGGATGGCGAAGACCTTTCTGCTGACAAGTTAAAGAATGCAGCAGCCTCAAAAAGACTGGCTATCTTTGATGCCTTTGAGATACTTAGTAGGATAGAGACCGAGAAAGAGAATATAGAAAACCTTGACAAAGGGATTAGTAAAGTAGATTCAAAACAAGGATTTGCGGAAAGAAGATCAAGATAATCAATTATACAGAGTAGTAGAAGGATTGATACCGGCTAATGCTTTGAATAACAAGAACAGAGTTCGCTCATGGCTTTATGGCTACAATGAGCAATATGATGTTGTTGTTATTTCCAAGACAGGTCAGATAGGTCAGATAATAAATATATCCGGACTGAATATCGCTCTACCTCCTCCTCCTGAAAGATGTCACAGAAGAAGTGATGTTGCTTCAGAACAATATTGGGAGCGAATACCTGTACCAAAAGAGCTTGAACGAATAAATTCTATATTCAATTGGAATGACAAGTCTGCCGACTTCAAGAATAAGTGGGTTGACTATATCGAACAAGAGTTTGACTATAGAGAGCAAGGGTTTTGGTTTAAGAACAAAGGCGTGTCATGTTATATTACCGGTTCTCATTATATGTATCTCCAATGGTCTAGTATTGACGTAGGCTATCCTGATTTCAGAGAAGCTAATAGAATATTCTTTTTGTTTTGGGAGGCTTGCAAGGCAGACCAAAGGTCATTCGGAATGATATACCTCAAGATAAGACGATCTGGTTTTTCTTTTATGTCATCTTCTGAGTGCGTTAACTTAGCCACATTAGCGAAAGATGCACGTTAGGGTATATTATCTAAGACCGGTGCTGATGCTAAGAAGATGTTTACCGACAAAGTAGTTCCTATAAACAACAAGCTACCTTTCTTCTTCAAGCCTATCATGGATGGTATGGATAAGCCAAAGACAGAGTTGGCTTTTCGTGTTCCGGCATCTAAGATATCAAAAAAGAATATGCATGAAATAGGCAACAATGACATAATGGGATTGGATACCACTGTAGACTGGAAGAACACAGAAGAAAACTCTTATGATGGTGAAAAGTTATTGTTCTTGGCGCATGATGAATCGGGTAAGTGGGTAAAGCCAAATAATATCCTGAATAATTGGCGTGTAACAAAGACTTGTTTGCGTTTGGGTAGCAAGATAATAGGCAAGTGTATGATGGGTTCTACATCAAATGCTTTATCAAAAGGTGGTGACAACTTTAAAAAGCTATATGAGGACTCAAACATAGCAGTAAGGAACGCAAACGGTCAGACAAAGAGTGGTCTATATGCTTTGTTTATTCCTATGGAATGGAATATGGAGGGCTTTATAGATGTCTATGGGATGCCTGTATTTAAAAAGCCTGTAGAACCCATAAAAGGGGTCGATGGTGGCACTGTAAAGAATGGGGCTATAGATTACTGGGAAAACGAAGTAGAGTCTCTTAAAAACGATGCAGACGCTTTAAATGAGTTTTATAGACAGTTTCCTAGAACAGAGTCTCACGCATTCAGAGATGAGAGTAAGCAAGCATTATTCAACCTTACAAAGATATATCAGCAGATTGACTATAACGATTCATTGATTAAAGAGCATCACGTTACAAGAGGTTCATTTTCATGGAAAGATGGGATAAAAGACACTAAGGTTATATGGACACCGAATAGGAATGGAAGATTCTTGATTAGTTGGTTTCCTCCTGCACATTATCAGAACAATGTCCATACTCATAATGGTATTAAACATCCAGGAAATGAACACTTAGGGTCTTTTGGTTGTGACTCTTATGACATATCAGCAGTAGTAGGAGGCAGAGGATCAAATGGTTCATTACATGGTATGACAAAGTTTCACATGGATGAAGCTCCGGTAAATGAGTTTTTTTTAGAATATATAGCTAGACCACAAACAGCAGAGATATTTTTTGAAGAAGTTTTAATGGCGTGTGTGTTTTACGGAATGCCAATATTGATAGAGAATAATAAACCAAGGTTATTATACCATTTTAAGAACAGAGGATACAGAGGATTTTGCATGAACAGACCTGATAGACAAATGGCAAAATTAACAAAGACAGAAAAAGAATTAGGTGGTATTCCTAACTCTTCTGAAGATGTCAAGCAGGCTCATGCATCTGCAATAGAAAGTTATATAGAGAAGTATATAGGATTTGACCATACAGGTATATATAGAGACCCAGATCAAATAGGGTCTATGCCTTTTACAAGGACATTAGAAGATTGGGCAAAGTTTGATATTAACGACAGGACAAAATTTGATGCTTCTATAAGCTCTGGACTAGCGATAATGGCAAATCAAAAACACCTTTATATGCCTGAAAAGAAAGAATCAAAAATAATTATTAACTTTGCAAGATATGCAAATGATGGAATAACAAGTCAACTAATCAAATGAAGGATATAATAATAGATGTACAGTATTCAGATTTTCCCAATCAATGGGCTACAGATGCAGAAAAGGCTTCTGAAGGATATGGCTTACAAGTTGGGCAAGCTATTCAATATGAATGGTTTAGAAAGGATGGAACGTCATGTAGGTATTATAGTCGTTGGAGAGATTATCATAGAATAAGACTTTATGCAAGAGGCGAACAGTCGGTAGCAAAATATAAAGACGAGTTAGCTATAGATGGTGACTTGTCATATCTTAATATAGATTGGACTCCAGTACCGGTCATTCCAAAGTTTGTTGACATTGTTGTTAACGGTATGACTGAGAGGTTATTCAAGCCAAAAGCATACGCTCAAGATGCTATGTCCTTAGCAAAAAGGAATAAGTATCAGGAGATGATTGAGACTCAGATGGCAGGTAAACCTGTACTTGAGAAAGTTCAACAGCTTACCGGCATCAATCCATTTATGATGAACCCTGAACAACTTCCGCAAAACGATGAGGAGTTGTCATTGTATATGCAGTTGCATTATAAGCCGGCAATAGAAATAGCAGAAGAGGTAGCTATCAATACAATATTTGATGAGAACCATTACGATGACATAAGAAAAAGACTTGATTATGACATGACTGTTATTGGTATAGCAATAGCAAAGCATGAGTTCTTATTAGGAGAAGGAGTTAAAATATCTTATGTTGACCCAGCAAATGTTGTCTATAGTTATACCGAAGATCCATTTTTTAAGGATTGTTTCTATTGGGGAGAGATAAAGACAGTTCCATTGACAGAGCTTTATAAGATAAATCCAAAGCTAACTAAAGATGACTTACAGCAAATATCAAAATATAGTCAGGGATGGTATGACTATTATAATGTTGCTCGTTATTATGAGAATAGCTTATTCTTCAGAGACACTTGCACATTATTGTATTTCAACTATAAGACAACCAAAAAGGTTGTATATAAAAAGAAAAAGTTAGAAAGTGGTGGTGAAAGAGTAATACCGAAAGATGATACATTTAATCCTCCGACAGAGATGATGGAGGAAGGTAACTTTGAAAAGCTAGAGAAGACTATTGATGTATGGTACGAAGGTATTATGGTCATGGGAACTAATTATCTTTTAAAATGGCAGATGGCAGAGAATATGGTAAGACCAAAATCTTCCAGTCAACACGCCATGTCAATGTATGTAGCTTGCGCTCCAAGAATGTATAAAGGAGTAATCGAATCATTGGTAAGAAGGATGATACCATTCGCTGACCTTATACAGGTTACACATTTAAAGTTACAACAAGTAATAAACAGGATAGTACCTGATGGCGTATTTATTGATGCCGATGGTCTTAATGAAGTTGATTTAGGCACAGGTAATGCCTATAACCCAGAGGATGCTTTAAGATTATACTTCCAAACAGGTAGTGTAATAGGCAGGAGCTTTACGCAAGATGGAGATTTTAATAATGCAAGAGTACCCATAACACAACTCACATCAAACTCTGGTGCTTCTAAGACTCAAATGTTGTTGGCTAACTACCAACACTATATGGATATGATTAGAACCGTAACCGGTCTTAATGAAGCAAGAGATGGTTCTACTCCAGATCCTAACTCTTTGGTTGGTATTCAAAAACTAGCAGCACTTAACTCAAATACAGCTACAAGGCATATATTAGATAGTGGTCTATATATCTATAGGACATTAGCTGAAGCAATAACATATAGAGTAGCTGACATATTACAATATTCAGACTTCAGTGATGACTTCGCTACAAGAATAGGCAGATATAACGTATCAATATTAGAGGACATAAAGGAACTTTATCTTTATGACTTTGGTATCTTTATTGAAGTATCTCCAGACGAAGAGCAAAAGGCGC